AGTACCGAAGCCCTTGGCCATGGCAGCGGACGCGGACGCGACGCCCTTGGCCGCGGTGGCCGAAGCCGTGCCGACGGCCTTGGCGGCCGTCCCGGCGGCGTGCAGGCCGACCTTTGCCACCTTTCCGGCGGTACCCACCACGTCCAGCGCCTCGCCCAGAACGGGGACATGGTGGGCGGCGGCCTTGACTTCTGTGGCCGATTCCTTGACTTTGCTCCCGAACGCTTTCAGGGAGCTTCCGAACGTTTTGGCCGCGCCGGCGGCCTTCTGGGTGACGGGAGTGTAGGCACTGGCAGACTTATTGGCCGCCTCCTGCGCCGCCGCTTCCTCTCTGGCGGCCTTCTGGGCGGCTTCCAGAGCATCGGCATTTTCTTTTGCGGCCTTGGCGGCTTTCTGCTGAGCAACTATAGCTTGATTCAGGGCTTGCTTAGCTTTATCCGTTGCAGCAGCGTCTTCCCCAAGGGTCGCCTTCAGATGCTCATAGCGCTGACGTAAAGCATCAACCTTTGCATCATTCTGGGCGGCCGTCTCCGCGAGTATCTTCTGTTTGGCAGTCAGAGCGTCGATGCTGTCGGCGTTCCCGTCGAATTCGGCGGATGTGGCCGCCATATCGGTACGGAGCGTTTTCAGATTGCTGTTGATCGCCTTCATGGCATCGTTGAATTCACGTTCGCCGCCGAGGGCAATTTCTGCACCTATTTTACGGGTCGCCACGGTGTGCCTCCTCTCTGGGCGTCAGCACCTCCATCAAGTCCGAGAACATACCGGGGGTGAGCATCAGGGCTTCTTTGGTGCTGAGGTGGAGCCGAACAGCCGCCGCAGCCAGGAAATAGATTCGCGTAGGGCCGCCGCCCTGGCTTTTTTTTCGGCTTCCTCCCGTTCCAGAAGAACGAGGTTCACCTCCTCGTCTTCATCCGGTTTCGGAATATCCCGGTGGAAGCCCTGTTCCAGCGCATCCCGGACGGCCTGCCGGAGTAGGACGCTGTCGGCGGCCATGAAGCCGGTACGCAGTTCCTCCAGGGTGAGCATCTGCTGGGGCGATTCCCCACGGTGCCGCCGCTGCAATTCGCCCTGCGAAGCCATGAGTGCCGCCAGCCAGCAGCAGTTTTTCCAGCCCTCCAGAGTAGGCTCCAGAACGTGGGTGGCGCCGAGAATGTCGGCGGTATAGCCGAACTTATCATAAATAGTGAAAAGCGCTTCCGCCGTGAACGACAAGGCGTAAGTCTTTCCGTTAAAATCAAAATCAATATGTTTCATGTTTCCTCACAATCCGCGTTCGTCCATGAGCTTCGAAAATTCTGCTTCCATGGCGGCAATTACTTCCGGCGTGGATGCCTCGACGCATTCCTCCATGAAATGGGTTGCATTGTGCCGGGGTGAGCCGTATTCCAAAACGAAAGCAACCTCCGCATTCGTTTTGCCCTTGCGCTTGGGGTCAGATTTACGATCCCGAATGCCACGTCCATTTGGACGATGCTTTCCAGCGGGGCTTACAAGAATGAATGGGTTGCCGGATTCCTTCCGCTCAAACAATTTAAACGAATCGGCGAGATCCCCAGAGTGCTGGGTAAAAACGGCCAGAACTTTTTCCCGCAGCCGCTCCCGCATAACTTCCGCCCCGGCGCGGATAATCCTGAGAAGATCATCGTCAGAGAGCTGCGCCTTGCGCTCATACGTCAGATCAAGACCCTCCACGCCGTTCACCCTAAACGATGCCATTACGCCACCTCCGTCTGAAGAATCGTCCGGAAGCAGCCGTAGTCCGGGTCGTAGCTGCTGCCCTGATCGGAATAGGGCAGCTCCAGCTTGTACAGCAGATCCGTCACCGCATCAATGATGGGATCCGGGAACTTTGCGGCCAGAATGTCCAGCTGCACCTTGGGAATTGCCGTCTGGGTGCGGTCGTCGCCGTCCAGCGTCTGGGAGCCGTAGGCTGTCCACACTACGCAGGGACGGACGCCCGCCGGGGCGGCGCTCTGGTAGCTGGCAGGAACCGCCGCTTTCAGAGCGTCGGAAAATTCAGTAAGCGTCATAAGCATCCTCCATTCGCATCAGGCTCAGCCACGTGACCGGCAGGCCGTCGCCGTCCTCCCCGGTCTGGGTCTGCTCCACCCGGTAGGTGTGGCCGCCCAGCCGGGCATAGCTCGCGGCGGGGACGTCCCGATGAAGGGGCAGCTCCACCAGCTTGTCCACCCGGCTGCCGTTGGCCACGGCCTCCCAGAAGCGTTTCGCATAGACGGTCTTCTCTGCGCACCATGCGTCGAACACCGGGACGAGGCACCCCGGCGAGGGAATGCCAGTGGTGTCCGGCATGGAAAGCAAAGAAATGGGCTTGTCGTAGATCACGTTGCCGCCTCCTCTCCGGTCGCGGCGCGCACCTTCCGATCCCGGATGATCTGCCGGAGCATCTCCGTCTTTCCCGCGCCGGTGACGCCATGCCGGTAGAGATACGCGGCATAGGTCATTTGATCCATGTCGTCCTCCAGCACGCCGGGAGACAGGACGATACCCATACCGGCGAAGGAATCCAGCGCATAGGTAAGCAGATACGTCAGGTACTTCAGCAGATCCGCCGGGATGGTAGAATCGTAATAGCCCAGGTTGGCTTTCAACAGGGCGAGCGCTGCATCTGAGAATTTGAGATTATCAGCCATAGTGGCCTCCATTCTACGAAACAGGCCGGCAAAGCGCCGGCCTGTATGGTGTGAACATTAACCGCCGCCAGCAGTGGCCGCACCGAAAATTCCGGCAATGTAAGCCTTGGCTTCGGGCAGCGTCTCAAAATCCTGCTGCATACGCCAGCTGGAAAGATTATCCTCCATCACCTTGAAGGAGACGGCATTGTTCTTGGGGCTGAGCTCGCCCTGCTTCTTGGTATCGGCCTCCTGCTTTTCGGAGGAAGGCATGGCTTGAGCTTTTCGCAGGCAGGTCGCGCGGTAGATGATGGATTTCGTTTTCGTCAGGATCGGCTCGATAAAGCTCAGGCCGCCGGGCGTCGCCCGGTCAGAGCTTTTGCTTTCCATGCCGCCCTTATCACTGCCGGTCGCTTCGGTGTAGGTATGCCCGAACAACGTGGCGTTGACGGACAGCTCGGACATGGTTGTTTCGGTATCCAGCTGGGCAGAGACAAATACCTCATCTTCCACCTGTGTGATATCGTCGCCGGGGATGGACGCGGACGCTGTGGTGATGGACAGATAGCCCTTGACGGCAGCGCCCAGATTGATGGATTCGTCATAGGTGGGGTGACTGCTTGCGGGCTCTTCCTTGATCGGCCAGAAGTCAAGCGTCTGCATACCCAGCGGCATTTTTACGATACTTTTCTGAATTGCCATTGTTACTCCTTTCACGGTGCGCCGGGGCGGTCAGACCCCGGCGCGGGAATTATCAGGTCTTTGCGGTCACGCTGGCACAGTAGCCGATGGAGATCACGCGGCCGCTCTCGTCCAGCTCCACCACCGTGACGCCGGAGCCGGTAGGCGCGGCAATGCTCGTGGTGCCGGAGACGATGGTCGTCCAGCCCTTACCGGGGACGTCGCCCTTCGCAACGGCGGCGGGAGCGCCCACGAATGCCTTGAAGGTGTTGGAGGCGCTTACGGCACCCGCCACGGTCAGCTTGGTCTCGCCGGACTCAGCGCCTGCGGCGGAGGTCACCACCAGGGAGTTGGCGGGAGTGTTCACGTAGTCCGGGGCAAAGCGCATGGTGGTGGTCACCTCGGTATTGTCGTAGGTCGCGCCCACGAACGCCTCGCCGGAAACAGGCTGGCCGTCGTACCGGGCTGTACCCTTGTATACCGTCTTGTCCTGGAGGAAGAAGGGAATGTCGGAGGAAGCGAAGGTGCCGCCCTCGCGCTCCACCAGCAGGTACTCGCCGCAGTAGCCGCCGCAGATCATGTGATCGGGCATGAACTCCAGGGTGATGATCTCGCCGCCGATGACGGGCATGGTGTTTTCAATACCAGATAGCAGCGCCGCGTTGGAGTTAAATTCTAGGGCGCGGATCTGGAGATCCTGACGGGTCAGATCATTCATGATCCAAACTTTCCCGTCCGTGGTGAAGGTGGGCTTCGCCTTGGCCAGTGCCTGAAGCAGCGGGATAAAGAAGGCCGTGCCGTTCGCGGACGCCAGGTTGAGCTTCAGAACGTTGGAGGAATGCAGGTCAACCCAGTCGCCCTGGTTGTCACCCCAGTATGCAGGCTGCGCAGTCTGAGCCAGCCGGGTCATGATGCCCACAGGCATCTTGGAATTGGGACCCAGACCGAAGACGATGGCCTTGTCCAGGGCGTAGCCGATGGACTGACCCAGCATGTACATGATCTCCTCGCCCAGGGCGATGTCGGAGTCCTTCAGGATGTAGTTGTCGATGACGATGAATCCGCCAACCTTGTAGCCGTCCGTCTCGATCTCGGAAATACGGAACTCCAGGCTATTGAGAGCGCCGGCCATTTCCATCCAGATGCCCTCGGGGCATTTGCCGATGATGTTCTGCCGAGCTTCACCGCTGACGGGGCGCAGGCGAACCTTGGAGATCAGCTTGGAATACTGGTTCAGGTTGTCCCGGAGAATATCCAGAACTTCCTGGGGAATAGTCAGCTGAGCG